TCAGATATAAAAAAAATGACAAAAACAGGATTGAACCCAAAACTTGAAACACCTAAACCTGGTAAATTTTTAAGTCAATCTCAAATAGACAAAAATAAAAAAACAACAAAATTTGAAGCAAGGTACTTTAAAAGAAGAAAATTTAAATAGGAGAAATATATGACTAAATTATGTCCAAGAGGTAAAGCGGCAGCAAAAAGAAAATTCAAAGTATATCCGTCAGCATATGCTAATGCCTATGCTAGTAAAATTTGTGCGGGTAAAATTAAAGATCCATCTGGTGTAAAAAGAAAAGATTTTAGAGGCCCTAAACCAGCTGCTGAGGGAGCTATGATTAATAAACCAAAAAAATTAATGGGTGGTGGACCAGCAGGTTTTCTAAGCATATTTAAAAAAAAGGATAAAGCAAAAAAAGTTAAAGATGAGAATAAAAAGCCTGCAAATAAAAAGAAAAAAATACTAGAAGAATTAAAAAAAGAAATTGAAAATTTAAATATGGGTGGAGTAGCTAAAACTGCTGGAGCTCAATCTGCGATGGGTAGATTAGAAAAATCTGGGATGAAATTTACTAAAGGCGGCATGGCAGATTATTATAAAGATCTAGTGTAATGCAAAAAAACATTCAGTACCTCAAAGAAGGTGGCTTAAAAAAATGGTTTCAACAAAAATGGGTGGATATTGGGAGCAAACGAAAAGATGGTTCTTACGCACCTTGTGGCCGTTCCAAATTAGCAGCGGATCGAAAGAGAGCATATCCAAAATGCGTCCCTGCTGCAAAAGCGGCAAGGATGACAGAATCCCAGAGGCGGAGTGCCGTTGCAAGGAAAAGAGCTAGAGCTCAAGGTGTTGGTGGTAAACCAACTAATGTTAAAACATTTGCAAAATCATAAAAAATTCTTATAGTCTAATTATGCGTGAAGCAATTCTTAAAGCTTTAGAAGATAAATACAATGCTCAAATTTCTGAGGCGGATGCTACTATAAAAATTTATTTAGAAAATTCTGTAGGAATAGGAGAGCATCCACAACACATAGAAGAATGTGATAAATTAATTGGTAAGATAGCAGAGGCAGAGGATAAATTACAAATTTTAAAAGAATTTAAATGATAAGTGGAGACAGCATCGAGTATGAGTTACTTGAGAAGTGCTGTAAACTAATAAAAAACTCAGATCCTTTGACTTGTGAGATTGGTGTTAGATTAGGCATGGGCTCAGAAGTTATCTTAAAATCATTAAAAGATAAAAATCATTGGCATATAGGCATAGATCCTTATGGAGATATAAATTACAATCATTTTGATAAGGACTCAACTATTAAACATATTGATGGTCAAAACCCTACTTATCCAAATAATATGAAACTAACACTCCTTCAATCTTTGGATTTTAGTAATTTTAATTTGTTTCAAATGTCAGATAATGATTTTATGGCTAGATTTTACGATGGAGTTCCTATTTATAATCAAGGTAAAAAAGAAATAAAAAATGAATATGATTTAGTGTTTTTAGATGGGCCTCACAAAACTATTGACGTTCTTAAAGAATTAGTATTCTTTGGTGAAAGATTAGCGATGGATGGTTTTATCATTTTAGATGATTATGAGTCTTTTAAATTTGATTTATGTATTAAAGTTGGAGAACTTATTAATGTAAAACCAATGCACGTGGGTAAAAATAAAATAGTAATGAGAAAATATAATGGATCTCAAAGTAATTGATAATTTTCTACCAGAAGAAGAGTTTGAAAAAATAGAAACAAATCTCATGGGTCATATGTTTCCTTGGTATTATGTAAATAAAATTACTGATGATGACAAAAAATTAAGTAGTCCAGGATATCAATATCAATTCTGTCATATTTTATTTGCAGAACATCAAATTATGTCAAACTTTTATCAACTTGTAATACCTGTATTAAACAAATTAGAAGCAAAATCATTATTTAGGATTAAAGCAAATTGTATTCCAAAAACACCATCAACAGTTAGACATGGATTTCATATTGATACTAAAGATTGTAGAACAGCAATTCTTTTTGTTAATTCTAATGATGGAGCTACTGAGTTTAAAAGTGGTAAAACTATTTATAGTAAGAGAAATAGATTAATTGAATTTGATTCAAATATGTATCATAGAGGCACCACCTGCACTGACTCACATACCAGAGTAAATATAAATTTTAATTATTACAAATTTAACGAAGGAGAAACTTTTTAATGGATCCATATACAATATCACTTGTTCAAAAAATGATTTCAAGAATTCTTGAGAGATGTAAATCACACGCTATATATGGTGTTGACAGTTGGAATGAGCTACAATATATTAGGGGGCAAATCAGATCACTAGAAGATCTGCAACAGGAAATAAAAGACCTGCTGTCAAAAACGGAGAATATAGATGAACAAGTCCACGGAGACACCGAAACGGACTGAAGCACTCTTAGATGCTTATAAAGCAAGACAAGAAGTTGAAACAGTCCTCGATCCAAAAGCGATCAAACAATCAACACTAGATAAATTACCAAGCCCAACAGGATATAGATTATTAGTATTACCTTATGGTGGCCCTAAAAAAACTAAGGGCGGAGTTTATCTTGCAGACTCAACACAAGAAACAATACAAATGACCACTGTGTGTGGTCTAGTATTAAAAATGGGAGACCTTTGTTATTTTGATAAAGAAAAGTTTCCTAAAGGACCTTGGTGTAAACTAAATGATTGGATTATTTTTAGTAGATACGCAGGTTCAAGATTCAAAATAGATGGTGGTGAAGTAAGAGTTTTGAATGATGATGAAGTCATTTCAACCATATCTGATCCATCTGATATTTTGCACCATTACTAAGGAGGACAAATGGCAGAAGAAACTAAAAATCCAGAAGTTGAATTAGATACTGATGGCGTTGCGGAACAAAACGTAGATGTTCCAGAAGCAAAAGAACCAGATGAGTCTTTTGCTCCAAAAGAAAATGTTGACTTAGGTTACACAGATGTTTCAAAAGAAGAAGATAACGTAACTGGAGAAAAAACAGCAAAAGAACTTTTACAAGAAACAAAACAGGCAGAACCAGAACCAGAACCAGAGCCTGAAAAAAAAGTAGAACCTGAAGACGATGAGGGTTTGAAAGATTATTCTGATAAAGTTCAAAAAAGAATAAAAAAATTAACTTTTCAGGTAAGAGAGGCAGAAAGGAAAGAAAGAGCTGCACTTGATTATGCTAAAGGCTTAAAAGAAAAATTTGAGTCTGCTGAAAAAAGGTTTGAAGAAACCGATACAAATTACCTTAAAGAGTATGATGCTAGAATAGAGGCAGAACGAATAAAAGTTAAAAATGACCTTAAAGTAGCTCTAGATGCTCAAGACAGTGAGAAAATAATGGAGGCTAATGATGCCTTAACAAAACTTGCTGTAGAAAAGGAAAAAGTTTCTATGTCTCTACAAGATAAGGAGGCAAGAAAAAAAGAAGAAGAGTCACAACCTCAAGCTCAGGAACAGGTAACTCCACCAGTTAGTCAAAGAGCTCAAAAATGGGCAGAAGACAACGATTGGTTTGGATCTGATAGAGTTTTAACCAATGCCGCTATGAGTATACATGAAGAACTTGTACAGCAGGGCATTGACGGGGAAAGTGATGAATATTATAATCAAATCAACAAACGTATGAAGGAGTATTTCCCTCAAAAGTTTGCACAATCTTCTACTGAAGAACAACCGCAGAAGGCTGCACCCGTCCAAAATGTAGCCTCCGTAAGTAGAAGACAGGGTGGACGCAAGTCTGTGAAACTCACCAAATCACAGGTAGTTATCGCTAAGAAATTAGGGGTGCCACTAGAGGAATACGCAAAATACGTGAAGGAAGGAGTATAACATGGAAAAAATTAAAACTTCACGCACGTCCGATACGAGAGAGAAAGTTTCTCGTAAGAAAGATTGGACTCCACCATCCAGTTTGGATGCACCAGCTGCACCGCAGGGTTATGCACATAGGTGGATAAGAACTGCAACGGCAGGTTTTGAGGATGCTGCAAATGTATCCAAGAAACTTAGAGAGGGTTGGGAGTTTGTGAAAGCTGAAACACTATTAAGTGAAATAGGTGAACATGATTATCCAATAATCTCAGAAGGAAAACATGCTGGTCTCATCGGAATTGGTGGCCTTGTGTTGGCAAGGATACCAGAGGAGATTTTGAAAAGTCGTGCTGAATATTTTAGTAAGATTACTCAAGATAGAACAAAAGCGATTGATCAAGATCTTATGAAGGAACAACACCCGGACATGCCAATCAATATTGATAGGCAGTCTAGAGTTACCTTTGGTGGTAGTCGTAAAAAATAATTTTTTTGCATTACCTACCCTAAGTAGCTTGGATTAATAATAATAAGGAGAAACTAAACTATGGCTAACGTAAGTGAAAAGTTTGGTCTAAGACCATACAGAAAACTTGACGGAACACCTTTAGTAGGAGCTCAGAACAGATATACGATCAAAGCAAACTATGGGACTGCAATATTCCAAGGTGATTTGGTAATTCCAACATCAACTGGTAATATTGAGAAACATACAGCTAACACATCGGATGCTGTTGTGGGTGTTTTCAATGGAGTCTTCTATACTGATCCAACTACATCGAAACCGACATTTAAGAACTTTTATCCAGGTTCAATCAATGCAAGTGACATCGTTGCATTTGTTGTTGATGACCCAGATGCTGTGTTCTTAGCGGATGCTGATGCGGCTTTTACAAGAGCGGATCTTTATAAGAACTACTCAATGACAAACACTACAGGTGTGACTCAAACAGGAATATCAAAAGCTCAACTTGATGTGAGCGTTTCTGGAACAGCAGGTACTTTTGTAATACAAGCAATTGATATCTCACAAGATCCAGATAACAGCGACACAGCAAATGCGAATGCTAATATTCTTGTAAGAATAAACAATCACTTCTACAGAAGTGGTACAGGTCTAGCGTAATAAGGGAGATATATAACTATGGCAATAAGTAGATCACAACTAGTTAAAGAACTAGAGCCAGGTTTGAACGCCTTGTTCGGCCTGGAATATAATAGGTATGAAAATCAGCATGCTGAGATTTATACTACAGAAACATCTGACAGAGCTTTTGAAGAAGAAGTGATGTTAGCGGGATTTGCTTCTGCACCAACTAAACAAGAAGGTGCTGGAGTCGTGTTTGATCAAGCGAATGAAACATTCACAGCTAGATATACTCACGAAACAATCGCACTAGCATTTGCTATTACTGAAGAAGCGATCGAAGATAACCTATATGACAGACTTGCAGCGAGATATACAAGAGCTCTTGCAAGATCAATGTCAAATACGAAGCAAGTTAAAGCAGCTAACGTATTGAACAATGCACAGATTACTACTGTAACAGGTGGTGACGGAGTATCATTAATTAATGCTTCACACCCACTTTCAACTGGTGGTACATTCTCAAATGTTCTTGCGACAGCAGCAGATCTTAACGAAACTTCGTTAGAGCAATCGTTAATCGACATTGCTGGGTTCGTAGATGAAAGAGGCTTAAAAATAGCTTCTCAAGGTAGAAAAATGATAATTCCAAAAGAATTACAATTTACTGCTGAGAGAATCATGAAGTCTCCTATGAGAACAGGAACTGCTGATAACGATATCAATGCAGTAAGAAGCATGGGAATGGTTCCAGAAGGGTATGTTATTAATAACTTCCTAACTGATACAGACTCGTTCTTCCTATTGACTGATATACCGAACGGATTCAAAATGTTCGTTAGATCACCAATCAAAACTGCAATGGAAGGTGACTTCGATACTGGTAACGTAAGATTTAAAGCTAGAGAAAGATACTCTTTTGGATTTTCTGATCCAAGATGTGTATTTGGTAACGGAAATTTACCAACTAGTTAATAGATAATACGTAAGGTATTACATTAAGGGGCGGTGTTCACATCGCCCCTTTTTTTATGTATAATATAAAAACCTAGATAAATTATTATGTCGACTGGCTAGGCGGACGGTATAGAGACGGCATAATCAACGCTATACAAAGGAGAAAATTATGGCAAACACAACCTTTTCGGGACCAGTAAGATCGAAAAATGGTTTCATTAACACAGGGCCAGGTGCAGTAAAAGCATTAACATTAGCTACAGATTTAACTGTTGCTGATCATGCAGGAAGATTGATAACTATGGATCCTGCGGGAACACCAACTGCAATTACTATTCCATCAATCATATCTACAGCTGATGCAGCGGCAGCAGGACCAGGAAGTGATCCAAATAATCAAAACACAATTGGAACAACTTTTGAAATTCTTTTCATTGATAACTTCACTGGTACAATTAAAACTGCTAACACAGCAGATAAATTTGTTGGTGCTGTTACACTTGGTATTACTGCTTCAGTTGCTGGTAAACAATTTCAAGTTGCAACTGGTAACAATGAAGTTAATCTTAATGGTGAAGCGGGAACTGCTACAACAGGTGGTCTAAAAGGATCAATTATTAAATTTACTGCTATTGCAGCTAATTTATATGCTGTTGAGGGTCAGCTTCTTGCTGCGGGAACACTCGCAACACCTTTTGATAATCAGTAATAATTAACTAGTGGCTCCTTCGGGAGCCACAAACTAAGGAGATTAAATGGCAGCAAAAACTGACATACAAGCAACAAGATCAGATGCAGCAGCTGGAGCCACAGCTATTATAGCTCCACCTGTAAGGTTAAGAGGTATAATCATTGCATCTAATGGTGGTGGTGCAGGAGTGTTAGAATTAACAACTACATCAAATACAGGAACAACTTTATTTCTAGCAGATGTTCCAACTGGAGATGTAATTAATTTTAATTTTCCTGAAGATGGTATTCTGTTTCCAAAAGGTATTTTTTGCAAAACAAAAACCAATATTGCAGCTTATACTTTGTTAACAGATAAGTTTTCAGGACCTAACTTAACTACAACAAACGGATAATAAATGCCAGGCGGTTCTTCATTTGTTAGTGATCAATCGGTTGCTCATGCTACGAGCACTGCTCAAATGGTTCCTACAACTAAAAGAGCTAGACTTACTTCCATACAAGCAAAAGGTAATAGTGCTAGTGGATCTATAATTTTTAAAAGTGGGGGAGCGTCTGGTACAACAATAGCAACTTTTCTTTTTGGCGAGGAGGGTTTGGATATGTTTATTCCAGGATCTGGTATTTTGTTTCAAGATGGTATTCATGCAACAATAGGTGGAACTGGTGGAGTAACAATTACATTTACATAATATGTATAAAAAACTTGAGGCTTATAAAAGAGGTGGCGATGTAATGCCAGCCCGTAATAAAAAAAATTTTAGACCAACTGAAAAGGGTGCTGGAATGACAGCAGCTGGTGTTGCTGCCTACAGAAAAGCAAATCCAGGATCTAAATTAAAAACAGCTGTAACGGGAAAAGTAAAACCAGGTTCTAAAGATGCAAAACGTAGAAAGAGTTTTTGTGCGAGATCACTTGGACAAATGAAAAAGTTTCCTAAAGCTGCTAGAGATCCAAACTCAAGATTACGACAAGCAAGGAGAAGATGGAAATGTTAAACTGTGTTATGTGTGGACACCCTTGTCATTGTAAGGGTGTAGGTACATATGTTAATACTAATCAATGCATGGTGCTTAATTGTAATTGTATAAATTGTATCCATGCAGTAGGAGTAATGGAGGAAACTATGGCAAAAAAAATAGTAAAATGGGTATGGAATATAATTAAATGGCCATTTAAAAAAGCACATGAATGGCTTACAAATTCTTTACCAAAATAATTTATGAATAAAAAACCACTCAATATATCGGAGGAGGCAGCCGTGCAGATGCCTATGAAGACGGTTGCCTCGCTGATCGTCATCGTAGCACTTGGCACCATGGGCTATTTTCAAATAATAGAACGTTTAAACATTGCAGACACTCGTATACAGATCATGGAAAAAGATCTTGAAGAGAATACAGAGTTTAGAATCAAATGGCCACGTGGACAACTAGGTTCATTGCCCGCAGATTCTGAGCAATTCATGATGCTGGAGGATATTTATAAAAATTTAGATCGTATAAATGCACACCTTGAAAATATGGCGTTAAACAAAGTAAACATAGAATTTTTACGAGGACAGATGGACAAAGTATTAGTGGACATAGAAGAATTAAAAGATGCCAACAGGGATCTAGGATATAAGAACGGAGCGTACAATGATTGAGTCTGTGGTCGCCCTAATTATGTTTGTAGGAGCAGAAATC